CGGTGGTGACTGCCGCCGTGTGCATCTGCGGACAGGACTTGCCTACGCGCGACATCGCTCTCTACAGCCGTGTGATTCACCTCACTTTCTCGCGCCCTTCGTTCACGCAGGAGGAAAGGCGAAGATACGACGAACTGAAGGACATCGGCAACAGAGGTAACACACATCTCGCCATCGAGGTGCTCAACCAGCGAAAGGTGATGGAGAACGGCTTCAAGGCGAACTACTCGCTGGTGCGTAAGGAACTCTCCAACGAACTGGAGAACGAGGAGATCGAGGACCGCGTGCTGGACAACTGGGTGGTGCCTCTCGCCACGTTCCGAACGCTGGAATCGGCACTCCGTCTGCCATTCTCCTACACGGAACTGTTTGACATCACTCTCGCAGGCATTCGCTATCAGAACGAGGGATGCAAGAAGAACACGGAAATGGCGGAGTTCTGGGAGGTCATCGACTCGCTACACTCGCAAGGCCGTATAATCGAGAAGGCACACTTCAGAATCAAGTATCTCACCGAGTTCCGTGCCATCGGCAGAAGCGAGGCGGTGAGGTTCGCAAAGGCGAAGCCGGTGCTCTTCCTGAACGCGCCAGCGGTGTCGTCGCTGTATTCAGGAAGAATACCGGGAGGCGTGACCGGGGCAAGAACAAACAACTGGGGAACGGTGATGACTTATCTGAAGGTGCAGCCGTCGTTCCTCGGACTGAAGCAGGACCGCTTCAACCTGCTGTTGCCTAACGGCACGTTCGACTACAGCATCGAGAACGAGGGTGGAAACTCGGTGAGGAAGATGAAGGTCAACCGCCCAAAGGCGCTTTGCTTCGACTACGAGATGCTGAAGGAGAAATATTCACTCAACCTCGAGACTTCATCAATGCGGGAGAGCGAGATGGACGACGAGGACGCGACGACGGAAGTGGAACAGCAGACAGCGCAACAACAGGAGGAAATCCCATTCTGACAATCTCCACAATATATATGTAGATATGACTTCGGGCAAACAACCCGAAGTTTTTTTTAGAGAAAAAACACCAAAAATATGAAGTCGACTATTTTGCGTTGACAGCGTTGACAGCGTTGACATTGTTCATTGTCAGAATCTTATGCAAAAAATTGGCGTTGACAAACGTTGACAAAGGTTGACACTTTTGCCGAAAATCGGAAAATCCATAGCCAAACGTTGACACTTGACTATATATCTATTTTTTATTAAAAAAGATAAGTAATTGTATATCAAAGGCTCATACACGCCATTCTGGCAAGTGTCAACGTGTCAACGCTGTCAACCCTTTTTTATATGGCTTTCTCAGACTGCACATTTTTTTCTTGGCGATTTTTCGGGCAACGCACAGCCGTGTCGCCCATTATCGCCCTACAAAAATAGACAAAACCACTCATTTTCAGTAACTTTGTACAATAAGCCACTCTTCGATGAACGTATATATTGACCTTGACCCTTACCTCGCACAATGGTTCGTGCACGAGCAGGGCGGATGCTCGCCAGTGCATCTGCTCCGTGGCAGTATCGAAAGGTGCGTGCTTGAACAGTTCCTGCAACGCCAGCCAGAGGGCGAGCCGGTGCAGACATATCACGAGGGATGCGTGCCTATCGTGATACCGCAGTTCAAGCACCGTCCGCCTGAAACTTACTGCTATCTGCCGCCGAAAGCGCACGAACTGATGGTGAGCGTCATCCGTGGACGCTTCGACATCGATATGTGGACTTCACTCAATCGCTTCGTCTCGGTGGTCGGAAGAATCGACGAGATGATATACGCTTTCATGGAGGCGCACGGCATCGAACCTACCGACACGAACTGGAACGCAATCGCTAAACGCTATCAACGGAAGCGCAACAGCTACAAGGCGTATGAACGAGTGAAAAAAAAACGCAAAAATCAACAGGAATTCAAGGCCTGAAAATATCGGTGATACGATTGATGCGATTGATACGGTTGATACGATAAAACAACACGATATGAGAACTTGTGTACACTTGATTCTGGGTATCGCTTTCGTCGGCTGGGTGGATGCCGACAAGCTAACGCCCGACATCACTCTCCGTGGCATAGCGCGTATGCCCGTGCCGGTGCTTACGGAAATCACGGAGATTACTGTTTTCGATGACGCGAAATGCGAGTGCGTCACAAATGTAGAGGGCGTTTCCACGATAGATACCGCTTCGCTGAAGTTCACCTGCGACGGCTCCGTGCCGAAGGACAGGCACATCGCGTTCGTGGTCACCGGCCACAACGGCAAATCCTACATCATCGGGGCGCGTGAGGCTCCTTATCCTATCGTGAAGCGCACTCGGATGATGGGCGTGAGGGGTGGCGACAGCGCAGTTACGGAGTACGACATATCGCACACCGCCATACGCTCGCTCATCGAATGCGACATTTAGTTGAACTTTTCTGGTTATAATAATAAGTTAATTAGTTTTCTTAGTAGTTTAAGTTTGTGACAAATTAAAAACAAAACTCCAAATCTCATAATTGATTTAAGTTTGAAGGTTACGTCGGGTCGCCAGTTCGGGAGGAATAGGCGACCTTTTTCTTGGACATTTCTTGCGCTTTCCTGGACATGCCAAAACGCGGAAATGTTTTCGCCCTTTGATTCGCACTTTCGGTTTTGGTGGAATATTCTTTCGTGAGAAGTGGCGTTGAAAGATGCTTGAAGCCTTTTTTCGTCTTTTCCTGCACATATATATGGTGATAAATTCGTGCAAATCTTTTTTTTACGATATGGCAAAAAACAAATATCATCTGCATCTGAAGGGATTCGTGGGAGGCGATGACTTCAACTGCGACTATGTTGACTACATTCTCGACAAGTACAGCTCCACACAGGTGAACGTGCTCATCGACTCGCTCGGCGGAAGTCTCGCCAGCGCGCTCTCCATCGCATCGGCGTTCGCGCGACACGGCAATGTGAGCGTGCACTTCACCGGCATGAACGCTTCGGCGGCAACTATCGCATCGCTCGGCTCGGCACACATCTCTATCGACAAGTGCGCCATGTATCTTGCACACAAGTGCTCGACGGAATTCTTCGAATGGGGCTCGCTCAACGCCGACCAGTTCCGCACGCTTGTCAGCGACTGCGCGCAACTCGCCGACAACCTCGACAAGATGGACGCGAACATCGCTTCTATCTATGCGGACAAGTGCAAGAAGAATACGCAACAACTGCTCGACCTGATGAAGGTGGGTGGATGGCTGACAGCGCAGGAGGCACTGGAATGGGGATTCGTGGACGAGGTTACGGAAATGGACGGTGAAAGCGCACCACGCCTCACTAACGCCGTGGCTTCGGCAATGGCCTCGGTGGGTATGCCGGTGCCTAATCTGCCAGTGGTAGAGAAGGAATCGGTGCTCTCGGTGTTCTTCGACCGTCTGAACGATTTTTTCGCAAGCAAAACCAAAAAAATAAATGAAATGAAAAAGACATTTAAGACGATTTGCGCTCTGCTCGCCGTGGACGCTCTCACGCTCAACGACGGCAACGCACAACTCAATGACGCGCAGCTCTCGACTATCGAGGATGCTCTATCGCAGAAGGACAGCAATATCGCAGAGCTTGAGGCTCAAATCAACGAGCTGAAGATGGCTCCGGCCGCCACCACGCAAAAGGTGGTCGACGAGGGCAAACAAAACGCTCCATCAGCCGGGAAGAGCGGATTCGAACTGTACTGCGAGAACTACAACGCCGCGAGAAAACTCTACAACGAAGTGTAATTAATCCATTTATTCATCTTTACAAATATGGCTGGAAAATTAAAATTCTCTCCTGAAGACTTTCAGAACGCGGCTATCAAGTACCGCTCTGAATTGCTGATGCTTCCTATCATCGGCTGTCAAGACACGTTGCAGTACATGACTGCACGCCCAGGCATCCGATACAAGGAACGTGTGGGAACCGTGAGCGGCGACGCACAGTTCGCTCCATACAAGCCCACAAGAGCCTCCGACTTCAATCTCAACGTTGACTACCGTGAACTCGAAACTTTCTTCGGCTCGGTGGTGTCGGACTTCGAACCTAACTCCGCTGTTTCTACACTGCTCGGTACTGGAGCAACTAAAGGCGACGGACAAATCTCTACGCCAACTGCGAAAAGCGTGCTCGCGCTTATCGCTAAAAGTCTCTCGGAACATCTTAACAATGCTATCTGGAACGGTGTGCGCAACGCTACTGGCGACACCTCTAAGGACCTGTTCAACGGTTTCGACACTATCACTCAGGCGGAAATCACTGCGCAGAATATCACAGCTGAGAAGGGCAACTACTTGAAGCTCACAGAGGACATCACCGCCGCCAACGCCGTTGACGTGGCGAAGAAAATCCTCTTCTCGCTCGACCCTCGCTTGCGCTCGCAAGAACTGTTCCTCTACTGCTCACAGGACTTCGTGGACAAGTACAACGAGGGATATCTGCTCTCGCACGGTGGAATCCCATACAACACTGAATACGGTCAGACCGCCGTGGAGGGCTCGAACGGCAAGCTGAAGCTTGTGCCTCTATACAACAAGGCGGACTCTAAGTTTATGCACGTCACCACGAAGAGCAACATGCTCGTCGGTTTCGACCAGATGGGCGACATCGAGAATGTGATGGTGAAGGAATACAAGCCTTTCATCCTCTCATACATCGCCACCATGTTCTTCGGCGTGCAGTTCGAGAGCATCGACAAGCGTCGATTCAAGGTTATCGAATTGAAAACTGAATAATATCTATCGTAATGGCTACTAATTGTACATCAATTCAAAAATCGCTCGCGTGGTGCCAGGGAACGCCTGAACTGCCAGGCGTGAAGCGTAGAATCTACTACATCCCTAAAAGCGCAATCGTGCAGTACCCTACGCTCCCACGCGACGAGAACGGCCGCCCAACTGCGGCTGTGCTCACCGGCTCGTTCACGCTGCTCACCGAGCAGAAGTGGAAATACATCGACATTCTCCCTGAAAAGTCGCAGCTCACAAGCGAGGCACAGGGCGAACTCCCAAGCCAAACACAACTGAACAAGCTCACGGCTGTTCACCCTGGTGTGGGTAGCGACGCTTCGGCGGCGGCCGCTTACATCAATAACTCGGATAACGTGTTTATCGTGGAGGACATGAAGGGCAACTTCCGCGTGCTGGGAAATGACAAGTGGCAAACCAAGTCGACAGTCGCGCAAGACCTCGGACAGGGTGCAACCGGCACTACTTCCACAACTATCAGCGTGGAGGCTACTGACGAGGTGCCTGCCCCTTTCTATGTGGGCACTATCGACACGGAGGACGGCGAAATCGACTGCTCGAACAAACCAGCTGCTAAAGCGTAATAATTCCTGAGTTTCCGATGCGAAGGAGTGCTGCCAAAGGGGAATGCAAGGATTTGGAGGCGTTGCTGGATGACATCAACGTGCCAAATCTTGAGATCCCTGACTTTGGCGACACTCCTTCTATACATAAGGACATTTTCGAGGAACGGAAGTTCAAGGCGTGGAAACAGGCCGACACGGCGGAGGCGAGGTGCGACTTCGCTCCACACAAACTGAAAATCGCCAACCGTGGAGGTGTGCTTTCCATCACGCTGTGGAAGAAATCGGTCTATGGCCGCACGCTGTCGGACATCAAGGCGGATGACAAGATGGTGCCGCTCTTCGCCGACAGTATCACAAAGGTTGTTCGCTCGGTGCTGGGGCAGTTCCTCTCGCCCGAACAGTGGGCGGTGGTGACTACGCCGAAACGATGGCACAAGGTGAGGAACTTCGGCACAATGATAGCACAGGGCATCGCACGGCAAATGGGACTGCCGTTCTACGAGGACTGCGCAATCGCGCACTCGAAACATCGGGTGGGCGCGGTGTTCTCGCCGAACAACATCCCGACACAAAGCCACATCATCGTGATTGACGATTTCGTGACGACTGGGCAAACGCTGGTGTCGATGCGGAATCTGCTCGTTCCTCTCGGCAAGAACTGCGTGTTCTTCGCCGGCATCAACAATAAACTATAAAAATATGGACAACAAATTTACTGAACTGCTCAAGCACTGGCTGGAATCGCCAGCCGAGGAACGCGACTACGCGGTGGGAGCACTCTATCTGCTTAGACTCACAGGAAATCAGATTATGTACCGTAATCTGGTCGCCAACCCGAAATCCAAGGCGGAGTTCATCGAGTACCAGCTTCAGAAATACTACAATTTCAGGGTGCAGAACCTGACGCACGAGCAGGTGGAGATGATGCAGCGGCAGGTGGACGATATCGTGCAAAACGATATCCCGCTCGCTGCACAGGCCGACGAGCACAAGCGGGGAAAACGTGACGACCACGAGTGCCTGCCTGACAATATCAAGGCTAAATATGTAGAGAATCTCTCTATCTTGCAGCGGATGCGTGAGGTGCACTTGCAACTGCGCTCGCTGTCGCTGGCTTCCTCGCCATGCCCCGACTCGGAGCGTTATCCGTTCCTGAAGGAACTGATTGCACTCGACAAGAAGCTTCACCGTAACTGGGAGGAGTACGACCATTTCGTGCCTGTCGACGACAGCACGAAGGAAAAGCCCAAGAAATGAAACGCTCGACGGACATCAACGATCTGCTGAAGCCTCTTAAAAATACCCCCCCCCGTCAACCAGGCGTACCTGTCCAGCGCACTCCAGGTGGCGGATGTGCTGGAATGGATTCTTGAACAGGTGGGTGTGGCGGAGATTTGGCAGACTTCGTTCTCTATCTCGGAGGAGTTCCTCAGAAGGCTCTATTTCATCTGCCGGGACAAGAGGGTGAGCCGTATCAGTCTTGTGCTCGACCACAAGGCGACTAACAAGACGCTGAAACTCTGGGCTTTCATATCGCAGGTGATCGAGAACACTTACCTCGCCGACAATCACAGCAAAATCCTACTGGTGCGCTCACAAGGCGGTGACACGGTGTCGGTGGTGACTTCACAGAACCTGACGCGGGGAAATCGGGCGGAATGCGCGTTCATCAGCACCGACCCGAATATTTTCAACACTTTATATGATCAGGTGAACGACATGATTGTTAACCACTCAGTCCCTTTAAATGAACTATTCAGACAAAGAATTACAGCAGATTGAGAAGTTCGCTTCGATATATCTGACTATATCGGATATGGCGGTGCTGCTTAACATGCACGCCGAGGTGCTTCGCGATGACATCGCCGACCGCTCAACAGAGGTGTCCAAGGCGTATCACCGAGGTAAGGCGCTGTCGAAGGTGAAGCTGCACTCGCAGGAGATGATGCTGGCTTCGGTGGGCTCGCCTCTCGCTATCGAAAACGCGCACCATAATCTGCTTGATATGGAGGATGACGAATAATCATGGCTAATCCCTCTGCTTTGGAAGTGTGCCGCACCGACCTCTTTACTCGTGAGGCGGAACTGCGGGAGCGGTATCCACAATCAGTTGTGGATAAGGTGCTGCGTGTACGGGAAATGTACAACTGGTTTATCGCGAACCCTGACGGAACTGACCGGGAATTTGTGAACGAACTCATCCAAAGGCATGACGTGTCGAAGGTGACGGCTTACTCTGACCTCGCTGTGGTGAAGGCGATGCTGCCACTGCTGGCGGCGGCGAGCCGCGACTTTCACCGATGGCGGTTCAACGAGATGATAATGAACACATACAAGATGGCGCAGAAACGCAAGGACACAAAGACAATGGAGCGTGCAGCCGCATCATACGCGAAGTACAACCGGGTGGACTTGGAGGACGAGCAGGTGATGCCATACGAGATGATTGTGGTGCAACCGTTCACAGCCACTTCCGACCCTTCCGTGCTGGGCATTAAACCTATCCCGAACATTCAACGCAAAATCTCGGACATGATTAAGAAGTACAGGGCCGAGACTATCGACATCGAGGATGTGGAGTTTGAGGAGCCCGACCTTGAACTTGATTCTCTCTTCCCTTTAAATAACAACACGCAAAACAATGACGGAGAAGAGGATTTACTTTAACAACCCACAACGGCTGACGCAGTTAATCGGGGCTAACACTTCGGTCATCGTGGCGGGGCGACGGACGGGGAAAACGGACAGTATCGCCGCTCCGTTCGCTCTGCGAAACATGCAGCGTATGCAGGGCTCCACTGGCGGTATCGTGGTGCCTACGTTCAAGCACGGTCTGACAAACACGCTTCCCGGTCTGCTCGCCGCATGGAAGCGGTGGGGATTCCTGAACGGTGTGCACTATGTGGTGGGGCGACGGCCGCCGAAGTCGTTCAAGCGTCCGATTATCGAGCCGAACGACTATGAGCATGTTATCTCGTTCTACAACGGTTCGTGCGCCGTCATCATTTCGCAGGACCGACCGGGATCTTCCAACTCGCTGACGCTTTCGTGGCTGCTGGTGGACGAGGCGAAATTCATCGACTATCAGAAACTGAAGGACGAGACGCTCCCTGCCAACGGCGGTATCAAGAGTTTCTTCGGCCGACACTCCTTCAATCACGCAATGATGGTGCTCTCGGATATGCCTCAAACACAAAAGGGGTCGTGGTTCCTGCACTATAAGGAGAAGATGGACCCGGAACTCATTCGGACTATCGAGGGGACGGTGTTCGAAATCTGGAAAACGAAGCAGCGTGTTCGCTCGCTGAATGAGAAGGGGGCGGAGGTTCCGCCGTATCTGAAGGGGTATCTCAGAAGGCTCGACCGCAGTCTCAACCAGCTGCGCTCGGTGGCGGTCTACTACAAGGAATACTCGTCTATCGAGAATCTGCAACTGCTGGGCGAGAACTACATCAAGCAGATGAAGCGCGACCTTACACCGTTGACTTTCCAAACATCAATACTCTGCCAACGCATCGGTATCAGTAAGGACGGCTTCTACTCGTCGATGCGAGAGGCACACAAGTATGACGCATCTTCGTTCACACATCTCGACGAATATATGCAAAACTCGCTCTTCACTCCTGATGGAGAGGTGTGCAAAAACTTTAAGATGGATTCCTCCATCGATGCCGACGTGAAAACCGATATGCCTATTTGTATCGGTATGGACTACAACGCGAACATCAACTGGATTGTCGCTGGACAGCCCGACGGCCGACGGCTGAACATCATCAAGTCGTTCTATGTGAAGTTTGAAAGGAAAATTCCAGCTCTCATCGACGATTTTTGCATGTATTACAACGCTCACAGGAACAAGACGGTAGTTTTCTACTACGACGCTACGGCTCTCGGCTCTAACTATGCCGTCAATGAGCAGGATTTCCGCTGGGTGGTGGTGCACGAGTTCGAGCGTCACGGCTGGAGGGTGGAGGCTGTCTATATCGGTAATCCTATGCGTCACGATGAGAAATATCTGCTCATCAACCAGGGGTTCAGCGGTAAGCAGCGGCTGATGCCGTTCTTCAACCGGCAGAACAACGATGATTTGATTCTCGCCATTCAGGCGGCCGGGGTGAGCCGTGGACGAAATGGATTCCGAAAGGACAAGGGTGGGGAGAAACTCGCCGAAAGCGAGGAGGATCTGCTGGAACACCGCACCGACGGAACAGACGCTTTCGATACGCTATACATCGGTTGCGAGAAGTTCCCTTTCCACGATACGATATCTTTCAATGTGTCGGGGGTGACGTGAGGGTGGGTGCCCTGCGGCTGTGCCGCCCCTCGCTTTCGTGAACAGAGCCCCGAAGGTCTCTGCCGTTCGGCTTCAATCCCTAACGAATTATCGCCTCGGAGTGGACTCCGGGGATTTTCTTTAATGTCTTTTCCCTCGCCCGAAAGTAGTGCTATTTTTCGGCATGATTAAGATTTCTACAATTCCGTCACTCGTGCTTTCCGCTTCCATCGGGGAGGTGGTCATACAGTCCGACAAAGATTTTGTCGACCTCCAGTTCGGCACGGCGTCGAATTTCGAACTGCTCGTTGGCAGGTTCTACACATACAAGGGTACGGTGACAGTGGACAACCTACGCGATGTCGTCGAACTCGCCATCAGGGAGGCT